TCGTATATCTCATGTCGGAATTGTCGTTAAAGATAATGAAGATGGTACAGTTTGGTGCGTTGAGGGTAACACTTCTGGTGATGCAAAAGGAAGCCAAAGAAATGGTGGAGAGGTTTGTAGAAAACTTCGTGCCTATAAGAAAAATAAAAAAGGCATAATGATTTCTATTGTAGGGTTTGGTAGACCTAAGTTTGGATCTGCCCCTGCAGGTACCGCTAAAAAATCTCAAAATAAGCCTAAAACATGCTCAGAATGTGGTCAAGCCATTAAATAATGGTGTTTGACTAAGCCTAAAGGTTTTGATATACTAGATATAGTAAGGGGAACTATGAATACATTTTATTTTTGGCACTCATTAGTAATTGGTCTATTGATGATTGGATCATTTTTTTGGGGCAAGCAATACGAAAAAAATAAAGTAACTAAAACAAATAATTAACTCTATAGGGAGTAGCATGACTTGCCTTGCCGTAGTTCGCCATGAGAATAAAATCTATATGGCTGGAGATCGTGGTGCATCTGATGATAATACAATTCTTTCTTTAACAGCACCAAAGGTTTGGAAACTTGGTCCATACCTGCTTGGATATGCAGGGGCTTTAGACGGAGAACGTATTCGTTATAATTTTAATCCATATGTTCCAGACATAAAAGACTTAGATAAATTTATGCAAACTAAATTTATTAAACAACTAAGAAACTTTTATAGTGACTGGTGGGTTGATACTGGCAAAGAGGCTGATCTTGGTTTAATTATTTGTATTAAAGGTCAAATATATGAACATAATGCAGTTGATATGTCCTTATCTAAATATGATTTAGATTATTTAGCCATGGGGTCTGGTTCAGAATATGCATATGGATATTTAAATGCAACAGAAAAATCTAAAGATGCTCGTAAAAGGGTAGTTGGTGCAGTAAATGCTGCTATTAAATTTAGTCCATCTTGCATGGGTCCTATTGATGTGGTAAGTATATGATAATTAATCAAGAAGGTGGTCCAGTTGTTCCAGATAAAACTATTGCAATGTTTCCAGTTATAAGCGATGAAGGAATTGAACCGTTTGATTTAAAGGATATTTCTACATTTTTAAAACCATTAAATATTAATCATAAAAGAGATTGGTTTACTCCACATTTTTATAAATGTTTACCACTAGCAATTGGAAATATGCAAGGATTTGTTTTTAGTTTACCGTATACATTTCACGTTTTGTGGAATGGTGGTAATGATGTTAATGATCTTTCAATATATTTTGAAGAAGAAATTTTAAAATATAATAATAAATCTTTTATTAAACCAGTTTCAGAATTTGGTCATGGAATTCTTACAATTCATTATCCAGTAACATTAAAAACACCTCCAGGAATAAATTTAATGACAATTGCACCACCAAATTTTCCTCTTCCTGGTTTAAGCCCTATGACTGGAGTAATAGAGTCTGATAATATTAGATTTAGTTTTACATTAAATATAAAAATAGATTTTCCAAATACAGACTTTAAAATACAGGCAAATTATCCTTTAATGGGAATATTACCAATTCCTAGAAATTTTTGTGATTCTTTTGAATTAAAAGATTCAAATGAAATTTTTGAAAAAAATATAATACAAGATGAAATGTTAATTGTAAGAGAACACTCTAATGCAAGAGATTTTGCAAATAAAAATAATTTGGGTCAAGATAAATTATATTATTCAGGAAAAGATTTTAGAAAAAATAATTTTAAAAATCATCAATTACCAAAAAAAATATAATATTGACTTTTATTATGAATTAATATATAATAAAAAATACAAACTACAAAAGGAGAAAAATGAAAAAAATAGTTTATAGCATAACATGTTTAACTTTTTTAACTTTTGCAATTAGTCCTGCTAATGCAAATATGGAAGTAGTTATGGGTACTGTTGGACCACAAGTTGTAACTAATATGAATCCAGGAACAACTTTAGGACCAACCGTAGGTGGAAATAATGGTGGAACAATTGGAGGAGTTGGTGGAGGTTATGCAGTTGTAGATAATCATGGCACAGTTACAAATATTATTGTGTGTCATCATTATTGTGAGCAAGGAACACTTGGACCAGGTGGTCCAACAGTAGTTTTACAAACTCCTGGAAGAGAACAAGGACTTTGGGCTGGACCAGGAACAACAACATATGATAGAGAAACAAAAACTTTTACTGTTTTTATGCCAGAATCAGTTGAAAATAAAAATGATGGAAACAATTCTACAATAGTTTCTGGTAGAAAAGTTTTAACTTTTGCTGCTGGTAATGTATTTATAAAAGAAAATGGAGAAGTTTCTGGTGTAACTGAAAGTTGGACTGAACAATCTACAGCAATAATTTCTTCAACAAATTCTAATATTACAGAATCATTGTACTTAGGAAATAGAAAAACAAATCAAGAAGTTAGATCAATTATAAATGATTCTAATCTTTTATTATTAAATGACAAAGTAAATATTTTAATAGAGTTACTTGGAACTTGGGTTAAATAATATAAGTGTTGCGGAAGTAGTTCAATGGTAGAATACTACCTTGCCAAGGTGGATGTTGCGGGTTCAAATCCCGTCTTCCGCTCCACGCCCTCATGGTCTAGTGGTTATGACATCACCCTTTCACGGTGGTAACAGGGGTTCAATTCCCCTTGGGGGTACTAAAATTTGGTATAATAGTTTTGTACCTGCCAAAAGGGGGTACATAAATGAAACTCGCTGAAAAGGAGAATATAATATGGTAAGTTCATTTGCACTGGATCTTTTTAAAGATCCATTTTTTATTGGTTTCAATCGTGAATTGGAACGTTTAAGCACAGTACACAATCTAGCAACTCGTCAGGCATATCCGCCGTATGACATTATAAAATTAGACGAAGATACGTACAAGTTATCTTTAGCAGTTGCTGGTTTTTCTCAAGAAAATATTGATGTTTCTGTAGACAATGGAACATTAATTATTAAAGGAGAAATTACTGAAATTCAAGATGCAGAAGTAGTACATAAAGGTATTGCAGGTCGTAAATTTACCCGCACATTTGCTCTTGGAGAATATATGGAAGTAACTGGCGCTGAAATGAAGGACGGCATGTTACACATCAACATTGATCGTATCATTCCAGAAGATAAAAAACCAAAACAAATCAAAGTAAAAGTTGCTAAATAACTAGCAAACCTGTATACTTATATGACCTGGACATGTCATAAAACTGTCCATATATTAAAGGAGCGTTATGCCTAGATACGATTATAAATGTTCTGTTTGTTCTTCACAAGTTGAATTTGAAAAATCAATTGGTGATGACAAATATCCAATATGTTGTAATGAGTCTATGCAAAGGTTATGGAGTGCTCCTGCTGCAATTTTTAACGGTAAGGGTTTCTATTCAACTGACAACAGAAAGTAGATGTATAATAATACTATGACTAGCATTGTTCAAGAACATCCAAGCGTAATTTCAAAAAAATATATATTAAATGCCAATGATCGTTGTGATCAATGTCCTGCACAGGCATTAGTTAAGGTAAAAGGTTTAATTGGAGAACTTACTTTTTGTAATCACCACTATGAAAAAATAATGAATAATCCTTTATCTTATCAAAAAATGATGCAATTTGGTATTGAGTTTATTGATGAGCGTGAAAAATTGGTAAAAAATAAAACAACTGGAGCAATATAATGTATGAGTATTTTGTAAAAGAAGTAAAAAACGTAGTTGATGGAGATACCATTGACGTTATTATTGATTTAGGGTTTGATATTTTATTTTCATCTCGTGTACGTTTGGCTGGTATTGATACACCAGAATCACGTACAACTGATAAGGCTGAGAAGGCTTTAGGTCTTGAGGCTAAAGAATATTTAAAGAAACAATTAAAAGATGCAAAGTCTGTAGTTATTCGTACGGAAAAAATGGATTCTTCCGAAAAATATGGACGAATTCTTGGCTGGGTATATGTTAATGGCGAATCAGAATCTGTTAATAATAGAATGATTAATGATGGATATGCTTGGGGATACCTTGGAGAAACAAAAATTAAAGATTTTGAAGTATTAAAAAAGGCTAGAGCAAAGTCTGGTAAATGAAAACTATTTTTTATTTTACAGCAGACTGGTGTCAGCCTTGTAAAAAGGTAAAGCCTATTGTTGAAGATATGAAAAAAGAAGGTTTTCAATTTCAAATGGTGGATGCTGACTATGAACAACTTTTAGTTAAACAATTTCAGGTTAAGTCAGTTCCTACATTTATTTTATTAAAAGATGGCAAAGAAATAAATCGTATAACTGGGGTAAAAACAAGAGAAGAGTTAGAAGATTTTGTTAATTATGAAAAAACTATTAAAGAGAATATTTAATCCAGATGGGAAAAATATGACTTCAGATGAAAATGAAATAATTGAAAAACTTATTCTTGATGGTGGGTTAGAAGTTGCTGGTATTGATTCTGAAGATGGATCATTGCTCTATTCATTTACCCCTAAAATTAAAGAATTAATGCCAGAGTTGTATCATGATCACATGAATTCTGTAAATACTGAAATTCTTTCTTTATGGGAGCGAGGGTATGTTGACATAGACTTTTTATCAAAAGATCCAGTAGTCACATTAGCCTCAAAATCTTTTAGTGATATAGAAATGTCTAAATTAAATAAACGTGAAAAATGGTCTATAGAGGAGTTAAAGAGACTATCTGGCAAGCATCCAAACAACTAAACTACTGCTATAATAGTTAACATGCCATATCATGTAGGTGCTAAAGGATCATACGGTTGTGAAGGCTACCCTGCCGTAAAAGACGATGGTACAGTAATGGGTTGCCACAAATCAAAAGGTGCTGCTGCACGTCAAATTTATGCTATCAATGTAAGCGAAGGCAATATTGGAAAAGCAATGGTAAAAGAGGGCGATATGGTTATGGCGCCAAACGATGATGAAGTTTATGTTGGTCGTGTTGTTCATGTAATGACAGATGGTATGTTAGGATTCCCTGGCTCTGAATATGCAATTGCAGCATCTGCTACAGAACCTGCACTTTTAATTCAATTGTTTGAAATGGAAGAGGGCGGATTAGAAGAAACAGAATATTTTATTGGAGTAACAGCATCAGAAGTTATGGCAATGCCATCTCTTGAATCAAATGTTGGTATGGATAAAATTGTAAAAGAAGTAAATTTTAATATTATAAGTAAAAGTTATCATTCAGAAAATGAAGAAGAAGATAAATGGGATAACATGGCTAAAGCCTGTTGGATTGGTTATGAGCAACAAGGTATGAAAGAAAAAGACGGACGCATGGTTCCAAATTGTGTTCCAGTCAGCAAATCAAATGAAGTAGAGAAAGCAAAAAGTGTTTCTATTGGAGATCATGTTTCATTTGCAGTTCCAAAACCACCAGACAAAACAGAATCAGCACATGGGGTTGTAGAAAGAGTAGAGCGTTCTGGTAAAGTTACTCTTCCTGGAACAAACGAAACGGTAGAAGCATCTTCAGATAATCCAGTAGCAGTTGTAAGAGTTTATGCAACAGACGAAAATGGTAAAAGGACAAGAACTGATAGACGTGTTGCAAAACCAGTTAGTTCATTAAGAGTCTATTCTGAACCAATCAGTGATGAAAAAATGTATGATGAGGATGAAGAAATAGAAAAAGTTTCTGCTAAGTTAGAATCAAGATTAAGAGAGTTGGTTGAAAATTATAACAAAGGCAAAGAAGGCGATAATAAAATTTCTGTAGGAACATTGAGACAAGTTTATAATCGTGGTATTGGGGCATATAGAAGTAATCCATCTTCTGTACGTGGCAGCGTTTCTAGTGCAGAGCAATGGGCAATGGGTAGGGTAAATGCATTTATGGCTGGGTTACGTGGTAGATTCCCTAGAAAACCATTTGATTTAGATTTGTTTCCAAAAGGACATTCTAGATCAACAAAGAAATCAATTTTTGAAGGTTTTGCAAAAGAAATAACTGGTCCTAAAAAATTAACGGAGGTATTTAAAATGGAAAAAAAAGAATTTTCTCAAACATCTCGTGAAAGAATGGCAGAATCAGGAAATGCAATGCCTGATGGATCATTTCCAATTGCAAATCGTGCAGACTTGATGAACGCTATTCGCTCTGTTGGTCGTGCCAAAGATTATGCAAAAGCAAAAGCACACATTATTCGTCGTGCAAAAGAATTAGGTGCAACAAGTATGCTTCCAGAAGATTGGAAAAATACTGCTCGCAAAGACATAACTGGCTGGGGCGGATCTATTTTTGATTTAAATCCGTTTAAAAATAATGGCTAACAAATCTTCTGGCTCTTATTATCCAAATCATGGATTTAATCCAATGCAAATTAAAAATGGTAGAATTGTTCGTTTAAGAAAAGATGGTAGTATCAAGGCAGACTTAGGCGCATACAAGCCTAAACATAGAAAGGTAATGAGCAATGGCTGAAGAAACTTACACACCAACATCTGGCATGAAGGCTGCTGCTCGTCGTGCATTAAAGTGGAAAGAAGAAGGCAAAGCAACTGGCGCTGGAACTCCAGTAGGCTGGGGTAGAGCAACAGATATAGTTGCTGGTAGAGCAATGTCTCTTAGTACTGTTAAAAGAATGTATTCATTTTTTTCCCGCCACGAAGTAGATAAAAAGGGTAAAGGATTTTTTAGTGGTCCAAACTTTCCATCTAACGGAAGAATTATGTGGGATGCTTGGGGTGGAGATGCAGGATTTTCTTGGAGTCGTGCAATAGTAGAGCGTGAAAAGAAAAAAGTAGAAAAGGTTTGGCAGGGATCTGCTTTTAGTCTTTATAAATAGGGGGGTATATGGAGAATTTAGAAAAACAAGAACTTATTCAGTTAATAGCATTTTATAAACAAAAACTATCTGATACTGAATTAGAATTATTAAAAATACAACTTGAGGTAAATAAACTCAATTCAATTATTTTGCAATCAGCCCAAGGGCCATCTAAAAAATCAAAATAAAAAATGGAATATTTATTAATTATAGGCTTGACATCCCTAAGCGTATGGTCTATAATTAAAATATCAAACAAAAGTAGAATAACATTTTTAAAAAATATCAGATATCGCCAAAGCGATATGCATGAAATAATTAAAGATGTTCTTCCAAAACAAAGGTTTGATAAGCCAAAGGCTATTACTCAATCTCAGAAACATATTCAAAAAAATATGTTAAGGGTTGTAATAACTGAAGGCAAAGCATATTGGATATTGGATAATGTTTTTTATACTGCTAACGCTATAGGTGGCAGAGTAGATGAACAAACAATAAAAATATTAAACTTTGAAAATATGTCAAAAAAAGAATTAGACAAAATGTTATCAATACTTGATGACTTAAAACAGGGGACAGCACAGAATGATAGTGGCGGTACAAGGGACTAAAGAGTTCAACGACTATAACGTATTTTTACGTGCTATGAGCGTTGCATTATCTAGTATGAATAATGAAGATAAAGAGTTTATTATTTATTCTGCTGGTCCAGCAAAAGTAAACAACTTTGTTTCAGAGTTTTCTAATTTATCAGAACGTGGAATGAAGGCTAGGGGTAAAAAAATTAAATTTTATAATGCTGCCCCAGCATGGTTAAGTGAAAATATAAATCAAATTAATTATTTTGCTTTTTTAAGTCGTCCAAAAGATCCAAAGTCAAAATTAGTTTCAATTGCAGAAGCAAACAATATTGATGTTGGTCTTTTTAAATATTAGGAGAAGAAATGATTATTAAAAGTTTAAATACTATGGAAAAAATTGTAAATAAAAACACGAATCTATTTTGGCGTGGGTGGGATGTTATTGATTTAAAAGAATCAGAAGTTGCCAAAACTTCTCCAATAGGTATTAGAGTGAAAAATAAGTGGTACATCCATAGAATTTATAGCCCAGATCGTAATGGCTGGAATATACCGAATAAGTATAAGGATTAATCTTGAAGCAGCATTTATGGAAAGATAACGCTGCATGTTTAGGACTTAATACTAATATTTATTTTGATAAATATGAAGATAATTTAGAGTCCAGATATAATGTTGATGCGTTTTGTAAACAATGCCCAGTTAGAAAAATATGTTTTGCTAATGGAGTTTCTGGTAAAGAGTGGGGTGTCTGGGGCGGTGTATACTTAGAAGGTGGAGAAATATCAAAAGAATTTAATAAACATAAAAATAAAAAAGCCTGGTCTCAAATCTGGCAATCTTTAACAATGGAGGAAAAAAATGAAAAAAAATAACCGAGAACTTTATGATAAAATGAATAATTTTTTTGAAAGTACAGATATTGCTTTTATGAATCATGGATATCACCCCCCATATGACTTTATTAGTAGTGAATACTTAGAATTTAAAAATCAAGCAAGTTTATATTTTAAGTTATTTGAAAAAATTAATCCAGACAATAAATCAATACTTGAAATTGGTTGTGGTAGAGGTGGTGGAATAAACGCTCTAACTAAAAATTTTAATTTTAATAGTGTTGATGCCTGCGATTTAAATAATTTAAATATAGAATATTGCAATAATAATAATAAAAACAATATTAAATTTAAAATTTCAGATGCACAAAACTTAGATTATTCAGATAATAGTTTTGATATAATTATTAATGTAGAGTCTTCTCATTGTTATGATAATTTAGGATTATTTTATAAAGAGGTTAAAAGAGTTTTAAAGCCAAATGGCATATTTTTATATACAGATTGTGCTGGACCAATAAATTCAGATTTTCCAAAATATTTTAACTTATATAAATATATTAATCGTATAGATCTTACAGAAAATGTAAAAAATTCTTGTCTTAACGATATTGAAAATTTTAAAAAAATTAATAAATCAGAAAAAATGAAAGAATATTTAGTAGAATTAGCAACTAATAAATATAGAGAGTATTCTGTACAAAACAATTTATTTATTTTTTATGCATGTTCAGATAATGAAGAGTGGTTTAATTAATTATTAAACATGTATACAGATTATATGCGTAAAGTTGTTCATTCTATTCCTGCACCCAAAAACTTTGGAATACAGATTATTGACAACGACCACTTTCTTACGGTAAAATTGGATGAGAAAAAATTTTTACATATGGTGCATGATGAAAAAATATCAGCATTGCAGTATGTTGTAAAAATTAAAAAGGCTCTAGAGGATTGTGGAGCCATAGTTTTAATAACAAGAGAGGCAGTAAAGTGATTAGTCAATTACTTAAACTAACTATTTGTAAAATTAAAAAACATACATTAGTTGCTGCTGGGGCGTGTCCGTTTACTGGAAAAAGTTATAATGCTTGTACAAGATGTGGAGCAATGATAGCAATATGAAAAAAAAGACAAAAATATTAACATTAGTAGTATTATCTTTCCTTACTGCCCTATCTCTTTGGGTAGCATCTAATTTAAAAGGATTGTCGGATCTAGATATTTTTGATATAGACGAAGAATAATGCAAACTTTTTTACCTTACACAGACTATGAACAATGTGCAGAAATATTGGATAATAAAAGATTAAATAAACAAATATTAGAGTCTTATCAAATCTTAAAAATCCTTTCTGGCAAATCACCTTCTGGTGCTTGGCGTAATCATCCAGCGGTACTTATGTGGAAAAATGCTGAAAAATCATTACGCATATACACTAATTCTATGATTAAAGAGGCTAGGCTTAGGGGTATTAGGACAGATGGCAATGAGGCTAACCTAGACGCTCTGGAAACCGTTTCTGGGCATTTGTGGGGTACTGATAAGCCACTCTGGAGCACGGTATCTCATGTAAATCGTGTCAATATTACCCATAGAGCCAACCTTTATCGTAAAGATAATATTTATTATTCAGAGTTCTACAAAGATACCAAAAGTAAACATAATAAACCTTGCTGCGATAAATGTTTATATTATTGGGCAACTCACGTAATTAGAGATAGAGTACAATAGATACTATGGAGATGTTGTTTATAATATTTTTAGGTACTTTGTCATTTTCATTTGCAATAGCATATTGGGCGACCTTCCAACAATTAAAAAAATCTAACTTATTATTGGCTGATCTTTTTATTAAAAACAAGGCATTAGAAGAGATAACATCTCAGATTAAAACTACTCACAATATGTCTGATGATGAAGTACATAAAGAAAATTTTATAAAGTTTCTTTCTGATTCAAGAGATTGGGCTTTTGATTACATTGAACAATCTCAAAAAACAATAAAAGAAGTTTCAGATGATTTAAAAAATAAAGGTTTAGTAAACTATTCTGAAAAACTTTTAGCATTATTACCCGAAAAGAATAAAAATTAAATGAATTTTTTATTTAATAAAGATAAAACAGCAAAAATTGATTTTGTAACCACAGTTCCAGGTTTAAGTATGTTGGAAGATTGCAAACCAAAATTAGCAAAAGAATATATTCCAGATTGGTGGAAAAAAAGTCCAACAATAAAAACAGAATTTACATTTAATGGCGCACTTGCTGGAAATTTTAAAAGTTGTCCATCATTTTCAGACTATTTTTCAAAAGGATATATTCTTCCAATGTGGGTTGATTCATATTTATTTTATAATTCAGAAGATCAAAGTTGGAAGTGGTCAGTTTCAGACGCTAATTTTAGTTGGCAAACTCATGCAAACAGTCAATATTTAGATTATGTTGATCATAAATTTTTAAATAAAAATTCTTTTTTTGTTTTTAAAACAAAAATTCCATGGAATATTTTTACAAGTAAAGGATATTCATTATATCAGTTACCAACATTTTTTCATTTTAACGAAGACTTTTCTGTCATTCCTGGAGTAAGAGATACAGATGTTTATCATGAAATAAATATTCAATTATTAATTCATAGTGATAAAAAAGAAATTTTTATACCAAGAGGAACTCCATTAGCACAATACGTTCCTTTTAAAAGAGAAAAAACAAAATTTAATGTTAGAGAGGCAACAAAAAAAGATTTATTTAGAATTAATTTACATAATCTTAATTTATCAACTAGATTTCATAAAACACAAACATACAAAATAGATAGGAAAAAAAATAATGAAAAATAAAAAAATTATTTTTAGGCCAACCACAGACCTCACAGAAGAAGTTACTCCAGCCCCAGAACCTATAAAAAATGATATTTCTAAATGGTATAAAAATCTTAAAAGATATATAAATAATGGAATTATAAGTGATGGATCTAAAGATTTTTTTAATTCAAGAACAGCAAAAACATGTATTCCATTTTTTGATTCAATGACTTATGGATATTCTTATAAACTACCTTATGATATTTTTTGTACATATAACAAAGAAGGAGAAAGAAAGGTTCAATGGGGAAAAACCGATGAGGGATATATTGGATCTCACAAAATTGAACAGATTGGCGAATATCCAATACCACAAGGATATGAAAATATTATTTTAAAAGTAAACACAACTTGGTGTGTACAAACCCCTCCAGGATATAGTTTACTTTATATGCATCCTTTAGGAAGGTTTGATTTACCATTTTATAGTTTTCATGGTATCGTTGATTCTGATAAATTTTATAAAAACGTAAATATGCCAATGGTACTTAAAGTTGGATTTGAAGGAACAATAAAAGCGGGAACTCCAATTTCACAACTTATTCCTATAAAAAGAGAATCTTGGGTTTCTGAAAAAAAGAAATTTTATGAAGATAATTATAATCCATATGTTGATAATATTATGGCTTTAATAAATTTAGAAGGTTTTTATAAAAATAATAAATGGGTAAAAAAAGAATGCAATTAATATTTAACATTATTAAAAATATATTGGTTTTTGTTTATAGTATTATATTTACTATATACAAATTTCCATTTTTATTATTAATTTTTATAAAAAATATAAAATTTAATAATTTAAAAAATGGTTATAGAAAAATAATATAAATCATATCCTAGGAGGAAAAATGATTAATGATAAGACAAAAGCATTACTAGCATCATATGGACGATCTGTTCTTGGTGCAGCAATTGCACTTTATATGGCTGGCGTAACAGATCCAAAAGATTTATGGGCTGCACTAGTTGCTGCACTAGCGCCCGTTGCATTAAGAGCACTTAATCCAAACGACAAAGCATTTGGTGTATTACCAGATACTGGTGCCGTTTCAGATGCACTTAGCAAGATTGTTCCTGCTAAGAAGGCTCCAGCAAAGAAAAAGACTGCTAAGAAAAAGTAGTTTGTTTTTGATAAAGGGGGCAAACCTAAAAACTTGCCCTCTTTATTTTTTACAATGGGGGAATTATGGACTTTGTATATATATGTAAGGAAGGCGTTAACGAAGAACTAAAGTATTCTATTAGGTCTGTCGTTGAAAGTTTTCCAGATTCTAATGTCTGGGTTGTTGGCGGTAAGCCTGACTGGTATGTAGGAAATTATATTGAAGTACACCAAGTTCATACTAAATATAAAAATGCTATAGAAAATTTAAAAAAGATTTGTTCATCACCAGAAATATCAAATGAGTTTGTTTTAATGAATGATGACTTTTATATTATTAAAAAGATAGATAGTATAGAGAATTTTCATGGCGGATATTTATTAAATAAAATAAACTTATATCAAAAAATAAACGGTAATTCTAACTATACTAGAAAACTTAATGCTACATATAAAAGACTCAAAGGACTTGGGATTGATGATCCATTAGATTATGAGTTACATGTTCCAATGATCATGGAAAAAGAAAAGTTACAAGAAGTATTAAATAATAACGATCAATTTTTATGGAGATCTATGTATGGGAATATATTTAAAGTCGGTGGATCAGAGATGCAAGATGTTAAGGTTTATACCAGGGGGCCATTAGTTTTTAAATCTTATAATTTAAATATAGATCAGCATACATTTTTATCTAGTGCAGATAGTTCTTTTGATATTATTTGGAATAGTATACTCAAGACTCAGTTTAAACAAAAAACTAAATTTGAGAAATAAGTTCTAAGTATTTATCTTTTAAGATACTTGGAGAAAAGTTTGCAACTCCAATGTTATATGCTTTTTCTTTGTAAGATGTTTTATCTTTAATAGTCATATAGTCATCAATTGTTTTTGCTAAATATTTTTGATCTGCTTCAAATAATTCAATCCTAACTTTTGTTCTAATTGTTCCTATTGAATCACTCTTAACTAGCCACTCTGGCGGTAATATAAAATTATTAGGCGATATATTTGTCATAAAAACTGGCAAGGCACTTAGTAAAGCCTCATTCATTGGCAGACACAATCCAGCATAACGTCGTGGTAAAACCATAGCATCAAATCCATTATACATGTCTTCCCTATTGTCTGGATTACCAATTTCAATTTTAAGTCTTGAATCTTTTATATTTGTTTCTATTTCACTTTGACTTTTGATTACTAATTCATAATCTGCTTTAGAGTGCTTAAGCATATCAATAACAGTTTCAGTACCGTTTCTATCTTTTGCTGCTTTTTTACCAGCAATATGTAAAATTCTATTATGAGACTTAGACAAGTTATTTTCTTTTATTTTATTAAATAATTCTTCATTCGTTGGTGGTGGAAGATGAATTACTTTTGTTTTGGAGCCAAACATTTTTTTAATGTGTTCAATTTGCCAAACACTTGGAGATAAAAGTGCCGTTGGTAATGGTAGATTTGGATTTACTAAATGGCCAAATAATTCATAGTTATATTGAAGAATTGTTTTTACATTTCTTTTATTAGCAAACCTTATAAAGTTTTGATCATAAAATGTTTCACAACTTAATACAATATCTATATCGTTTAAAAACATTTTTATTTGTTGAAGAGATGGAAATCCATTTGTCTTAAGAGAATCATAACCTTGATACCATTCTGGATGTTGTTTATTTTTATTAAATGGAGTAGAGTCAATTAAAAGAATTTTATTAGGATTAAGCATATTAACTAATTCTCTGGTTTGATTACCAAGCCCAGTATTGTCTGATCTTGCTATTATTCCCAATCTCATTCTTTATAACCCCAGGTTTCATCATCTGAAGTAAATTTGCGGGTACCCTGACGACCATCCAAGTGATAAGATCTTTTAATATGTCCCTCTGGGTGATATATCCATAGTTTATGTTGTTGCCAACCATCTTCACTGTATTTATCATAAGGTAATATTTCATCTTGTAATTTGCCATGAAAAGTGTCTTCTATAAAGAATATATCTTTGCAACTTGGCAATACAATATCTTTGTAATAAGACTTTGTGCTTAAATGTGGTCTTTGACTCCATTGTGCTGTTTTCATAAAGCCATCTTCAATTCCAAACATTAGGTGTTCATGTTCTTTAGGAATTCTTGATTCAAAATGAAAACGAATAGTGTTAGCCTTTTTATATTCAAACATATCTAAACATTTTTCCCAATCAATTGGCATATCTGGCGTTAGTGGTGCGTCTCCTTCTACATAAAGTAAAAGAGGTGTTTTAATTTCATTGATTGTTTCACGCATCATATTTGTTTGATGACTATGCTGTTTAAAAACAAATGGAACTATGTTTTTATATTCATGCAAACATTTCCAAAGTATACGATTTTTGTATTCATCGTAATCTTTTTTGCGATTCTGTTGTTCTAGTCTTAATCCATCTATCTGCATTATAATTTCATTATCTGGAAAATGAACACGAAGGTCACCAATTGTTTGTTCTATCATAGTGGTATTAGGATGATCTGGTATGACAGATGTTGCTAAAATAATCGTTATATCATTTTTATGCATTTATTTGCTCCATGATTTTAATAGATAAATCTCTTTTATATTTAATCCACCAACAAACAATTTGATGCATTTCAGACACATAAACATCTAACAGGTATGGCATCATGTCAACAAGGTCTGACCAATTTTCAACTGTTTTTATAGAATGATTATCCTCAAAAACAAAATTAAAAAAATCAGTATTTATACCTTTTGAGTCTATTTTATCTCCTATTGGTAAACAAAGCATTTCAATGGCTTCAAAAAATCTAAAAGAATCAATTACTTCCGCACCACTTGGACAAGGAACAATTTTGCTAATAAACATTTTATCGTAATAGTTTTTAGGTTTTAATCCTTCGGCAAAACCTTTGGTAGGATTATAAAAAGAATTTGGAATATTAGGCATAACGGCAGCCAATTGTTTTCTTCTTTGGTGAGTTATTTGACCAGAAAAAAATACATCATACACTTTATTTTGATAGTCTGGCAAATTTTTTGATAAATGTTGTGGAACTCCTATTGGCAATTTATTATATTTTTGATGTTTTTTATGTGGATACTGAATCCAAATTTCACAATTGTTATGTTTAATTTTTTCAATATTAAATGTTGCACTTTCATCTCCAGTAATAAACAAAACAAGTCTTTTTATTTTTTGCAATTCTACATTTATTACATCTTCATATTCTATATTTTGTGGTCCAGGAATTACAACAAAAGCACGATCACACTCTGGTAAAGATGTTACTTTAATTTGTTTAATTTTATTTTTATTAAATATTTCTTTTAATAATCCATAGTCCCATTTGTCAGCAGCACAATCTTCTTCTTTAACAGAATATAAATATGTTTTAATATTATTCATAATATAAATGTACTTCATGCTGATAGTCAAGCAGTGTTTCTTTATAACCCAGTCCCCATAACCAAAATCTTAAATCATATAAGTATTCATTCCATTGTTGCATCATAAACTCTGGATGACCAGATAACCATATCTTAGGCTTAAACTGTCTTAAAACGGTTTCTGCGCCTTTTAAAACACGCCCTTCACTGCCTTCTACGTCTAAAGAAATGGCGGTAGGGGCAACAATATTATGATCGTATACACAAGAATCTATAGTAATCTGACCATAAGAATTACCTTCTAAGTATAACTCTTTAAATCCGTGTGCTGAATCAATAACATTATTTGCTTCTGGTGGCCATTCATTATAATAAATTCTTGATAAATTATTTATTTTATCAGACGCAAATCCAGGAATACAGGCAATTGGTTTGTCTAAATTATTTGATTCCCATAGTAATGGATAGTGTGACCATACTTTTGGATTAGGTTCAAATATCACAGTTTTTGCTCCCCATATTTGACAAAGAGCAACCATTTCTCCTTCTTCTCCGCCCACATAATAAACTATATCGTTTATTCCAAGATTATTATGCATTGATCGTAATCTATTTTTTTCCCAACCTTTTTCTGTATACCACTCAGGTCTATCAGCACGATGTTTTGGTAAAACTATTTTATATTCTCCATTAACTGTTGCTTTGATCATTTCTATCATTTGATGTTTAAAGTTTCTAATATTGTAGACCATCTGTGAACATAGGTATGTTCTTTTTTAGTTCGTTCATGACCAGCAATTCTTATTTTTTCTCTTGTTACTCCATCTAATATATAATAATCTATTTTTTCTTTAAGATCTTCAAGATTCCCGTGCTCATAAAATATAATTTCTTTGCCATCTTCAAAGTATTGATCAAGTCCTTTTATGCGAGGGTAGATAGTAAAACCACCACGACCAGTGCTTTCAAACAACCTATCGCTTGTATAGTATGGGTAGTTAAAGTTTATATTAAGGCTATCTCCTATGGCTACCTTGCTTTTTGCGTAGATACGATTAAGTGCATCACCACGAACTGTTCCAGTATCTCCGTCTCCACCAACATGCAAAAATCTTTTTCCATATGTCTTTCGTAAAAAGTCTATTAGTTGTGGACGATACTTATGTTCTGGGTGATATCCTTTGCTACCAACAAAGATTATGTCATGCTCAAAGTTATTTATATCATAATCAGAATGTATATAACACTCTTTATCATATACGCCAGCAGGCAAAAAATGTCCTTTAACACTTGTATTTTTATTAAACCAATCACACATTAATTTATCTGTAGCAAAAAAGTGACCTATGTTTGTATAAAAATCATCACCCTTTAAATCTTTTTCACGTTCAATACCAAACCACAAGTCAAGATGATAAGTCATTGTTGTTTTGTTTACAGCCTTTAATTGTTTTAATACATCTGTCATAGATAATTTGCCTGGGGTTTGCCATCTATGTGTGTGTACCCATATAAATAAATCAGATGCTAATGCTTTATATAAAATTTCTTCGCTTGTTGCTTTCTTTTCCTGCATTTTTTGCACGGTATGTCCAAGAGACTCTAAAGACTTAGCATGATGATTCTCACTGCTATAGGGAACTTCAAAGTTACCAAGAAAAATTATATTAGACATAAAGATTTCATTTATTTATAAGTTTTTTTTACTCTAAGATATCTTGAATAAGATCCAATTAATTTTGTTCTAAGTTTTTCTACATTAAAATATAATTGATTTTCATTTTCTAAAATAAAATTAGATTGCCAATCACTTCTTTTAAAAGGAATTATTTGAAACATTGGAGTTCCTTTTTCTATAATTCCTTCAAAATTATTTTTAATAAAAAATGGAGTATTTATTTCAGTTTCTAAGATATCTGTGTCCACTATTCCAGAAATTGTTTTAATTGGTATATTCTGATATCCAAAAGGATGAGTAATTAAACAAGACCATCCTGGTGGAGTTTTAATTGTCCATCCATGAATATATTTTAATACTGTTGAAGAAAAACCATCTGGTATTTCGTATTTAGAAACTTGCGTTTCATGCCAAGTATCAAACACAACTTCTTGTGATGACCACTGAATTAATGGAATATCATTTTCTTTTGAAACAAAAACATCTGTCCAAAGCGGAACTATGTATCCAGCAGTTAATGCGTCTAATGCTGGAGCGCATTTTTTTACAGTAACTGTAGGACCTGGATTAAGTTTAAATTTATTTTCTAAATTACTATATGGCTTCATTTCTTTCCACCACTCTGGCAGAGCATTTGACGATGGAAATGGTTTTTCTCTAACTTTCCAAACATGTTCATTCTGTGCTCTAAAAGTAATTATATTTTTATTATTTTTTTTAAATTTCATTTTGACCTCTAGCAATTGCAGCAGATGCTTCAAAGGCTTTTTGTGTTCTACGAGATTTTAATAAGCCTCTTGATTTCCAAAGTGGAACAGTTGCTTCAATATCTTTGGCTATTTGCTCTCTTATTTCTTTAACAGTAAAAACAATAAAATTCCAAACCTCTTCTTTTTGTTTATCATTAAGTTCATCTGTCCAATTAGTCATCTTCTTCCTCAAATTCTCTCAGGGCATTAGAACTTTTATAACAGTTGACACAATCTCCATTTATCAATTTACCACCACAATAATCACAGAACATAGTTCTATGATACCAGATTTACTTTATTCTTGATTTCTGGCAATTTTTGCAGCAAGAATTTGCATACCAACCGCATTTGTTTTGCTAGATTCAATTTCAATAGCCTCAATTTCTTGGGCTATTTTTTCACGTAATTGTTTTTCGTCCATGTTATTTTTCTATAGATTTACAAGTATTATCAAATTGTTTAATAACATTAATTTTTAATGTCATTGCATTAGTAAGTGCCTCAACATTTTTATCAGTTAGTGCAATTTTTGTATTTTTTTCTATATTGATCCAAGAAAAAATAATTGATTTAATTTTTCCAGTTGTATTTTTTTGTTTTCTAGATATCATATTAATATTAGATTCAATTTCTTCTAAAACATCATTGTCACTGGCCAAGCCATCAGCCCATTTCACCATATTTTCTGATTTATAATTTATTTTAATATTTTTACAAGCATATTTATTATTTTTTGTGTTTAAAGATTTTGTTGCTGCCTGCACAGAATTAACAGGAAGCATAAGAATTATTAATGTACTTATTATTATTTTTTTCATATTATAAGTATACCCTATCTGTTTTGTTTTGTAAAGTTACTTTTTATTTTTAATTACTGGATCAAGCCTATCCCAGTGTCCATTAGGATTACCCTGGTAAGTTTCTCCAGTTTCTCTATCTATTAATATCCATTTTTCAGGAGACTTTGTATAAACAGTAAGATTTATAGGGTTAATAAGTTCTTTAAATTTTTTTGAGTTTCTCATTTATGCCTCTTTATATGATTATACATTGTTTGATATGCCATTGCTGATCTTACTTGAATTTCTTCTTTACATATTTCGCAAATAACAATTCTATTGATTGACATACAATATTAATTTATTTAAATTATTCATAACTTTTACGTGTCCAAAAATTTTTTTTATACCAACCTCTAAATACACTTCCTCCAGCATTATCATGAATATCTCCTATTTTGACTAAATTTTTTGTTTTTTTAGATTTCCAATTTTCTTGACGAAATGGAATTAGTTGTGCAATTGGCGTTCCTTGTTCAATAATTCCTTCAAAATCTTTTTTAATATAAAATGGAGCATTTCCATGAGCATTCATAACAATTCCTCCATCAATTACTCCACTTATAGTCGTAAAAGGAAGATCATTTCTATTTAATGGGTGTGTAAATAATCCACTAAATCCTTTTGGTAATGTATAAGATACACAATAATTCCATGTAAATTCTACTGGGTGGTGTCCAAATGGAACTAAACTCTCACTTGCTATATTATTTCTAATGCGAGGATGATGAATAACTGAATTTCTAAAACCTATGGCTGGCATTCCATCATCATCAATTGTTATGTAAATATCATAAGGTAGTGTAATCATATAACCAATTGCAAAAGCATCAAAAAATGGCATGCATAGTTTTACAGTACTACCTAAACCTCTTTTTAAATTAAACATTTCATTATCTTGCCATTGTGGTATTTTTTTATACCATTCTGGTATATTATTTTTTGCAGGAACTATTGAGTTTTGATAATACTCTAAAGATGATTCATATCTAAGTATTGGTTTTTTTTTGAACATACTTATCATTGTATCACTTTAGACAGTTTTTTACAAGGCGGAATTTAATTAATAAATCTCTCTACCGTGCCTCTGGTGTCAAAACAATTTCGGCACAGTTCAATAAAAATATTACCTTTGGCCATGCCCTGAACCATATAGTCCCAGTCGTGCTCACAGGTATGTGGATCTTGGCGGTTTTTTAAGGCTTCCCGCATTTTATCTAAATTGCCATATTCCATAATATAAGTTTATCATTAAATAATATTAATTATCTTGTTGCTCAAGATCTTTTATTCTTGCCAGTATTCTATTGAACATATCCTTACGTTCTTCGGTAGATAATTCAATTCCCGTATCTATTTCTGTCATTGAAATCGCAAGGTATATCAAATTTTTATTCATAGGCCTGATTTAAAAACTCGTCTGCCCAAAAGGCTGCCAAAGATTCATTGCCTATATCATTAAAGTAATAACGATTTCTTTCAGGGCTATAGGTCCAACCCTTCCAAAGATTTTTATCTTCCTCTGCCCAAGTTAGATTAGTTTCTTTTTGAGCATAATCTTGTCCTATACTAGTCATTTCTGTCATGGGTTTCTATGCCTCCAATTTAGCAGGGTCCAAACAAATTCTCCATACCATTTATGAGAACAACGCTTAATACCTTCTTGTCCATAATGATCATACATAAATAAACTTAGTTTAACTTTATCTTTTGTTCTAATAAACTTTCCACAATCAATACAACATTCAAAGACATACCGATTGATTGGTTTGTCAAAATCTACTGAATTCATTTTGTTAATTCTTTTTCAATGGCTTTAATGGTTTGGCAAGGCCAAGGCTTTTTATCTTCTTGGCATCTGTGAACCAATGTGCCTTCTGGGATATGAAGTTCGGCGACGGCACGAAGAGCCTCATCCAAATTAAAACATCCTGATGCAGCAATAAGGTTAGATATATTCTTCATCAGTCAATCATATCAAATTTCGGTGGGAAAAGCAAGAGAGCCTTTTATCCACATGCTCAGGTGTATGCCAGTTATTTAATGTTGCTGTCTCCCCCAACAAGAGAGTTACGACCACTTCCATAAATAGGAACAGAGCGTTCATGCCTCTGAAATAATTATATCAAGGTTTGGCAATAAAGGCAAGGCGCAAAATAGAACTATCAAACCTTCCCATGCCCAACATGGGCAATAGCGGTTAATATCCTAAAATCTGCGGGTATACAAAGAGTATCGTAATACCCCCAGTGTAATACAAACCCTTATATCCAGATAGCCAGATATCCCAGATATCCCTGACATGAAGGTTTGATAGTATGTCCAATATTCCTGATCAGAAGGTTTGGTATGGACAATATGTGACCAGGGCGATGGTTTGATACCCGCTTAAAATAGGCTTTAAAGGCTGATTTGATACCCTCTAGAAGTTGTCATAGACAAAAATAAATCTTACTGATATTTTTATGAGTGGGTAAGAGTGGAGTAAAGTGGAGAGTAATGGGTGATAGAGCGCTTTTATAGATGGCGTCGTAATCCTCTGGCGGGCCAAACCTCCTATCCCAAACCTTCCTATCCCCATAGCGGGCATGCATTATACTCCCAAACCATGGTTTTGTCAAACCTTCATAGCCCAAAAACCCCCATAAAAACATAACAAAAAAGTTACAAAAAGTTATAAAACACCAGGAAAAAAGTTAAAAAGGTTTGATAATTATGGTAAAAGTTTTAAATAATTCGCAATTTAAATTCCCGCTTCGTAATGTCTATTAATCCTG